GGAGCAGATGGGTCATGAGGGTCTCTCGGAACACGAAAGAACTCATTTCAGGGTTCGGCTCATCATGGAGCAGACGGTACAGCGGATGGTCGATGGCTTTTTCTTTGCCACCGCTTTCGTTGTACTTATAGACATGGAGCGGAAGACCCGCCACCGCCTCTGCCAGAATACGGACACAGGAGTAAACGGCAGTCATCTGCATGGCAGACCGCTCGGTCACATTTTTGCCGGAAGTCGAACCACCCATGAAAAAGGTGTAGGAACTTCCTGCTGTTCTGTTTTCAGGCTTGTCTCTGGATTTGAATAAACCAGAAAAGATACCCATATCACGTCACTCCCTTCATATAAACAAAATGCCTCGGCTGTCATAAACCGAAGCACTGGTATCATTGCCACAGCGGATCGCACGGTCGAGAGCCATTATGGTGGCAACCGCACCGTCAATCTTCTCTGTGGATTTTTCTTTATCCGGCTTGATATTGCCCGCGGGGTCTGTGCGGATGAAAATGTTATCCATCATCCATCTAAGAACGGGATGCCCACCGTGGGCGACCTTCTCCTCAAGCACCAGTTTCATCAGTTCCTTTGTCGGTGGGGACATATCCTTAAAGCCCTGTCCGAAAGGAACTACCGTGAAGCCCATACCCTCAAGGTTCTGCACCATTTGCACAGCACCCCAACGGTCAAATGCGATTTCACGGATGTTGTAGCGTTCACCCAGGCGCTCAATGAATTTTTCAATGTAACCATAGTGAACGACATTGCCCTCGGTGGTCTGTAGGTAGCCCTGCCGCTCCCAAACATCGTATGGCACATGGTCACGTCGCACACGCAGGTCAATGTTATCCTCTGGAATCCAGAAATACGGTAAAATGATGTATTTGTCGTCCTCGTCAGTGGGTGGGAAAACAAGCACCAACGCCGTGATATCCGTGGTGGAGGACAAGTCCAGACCTCCGTAGCAGACACGGCCTTCCAAAGCATCCTCGTTGACTGCGAACTCGCATTTGTCCCACAGATGCATCGGCATCCAACGGACTGCCTGCTTGACCCACTGGTTCAAACGGAGCTGCCGGAATGCGTTCTCCTCACCAGGGTTCTGCTTTGCAGACTCGCAAGCATCTCGTACCTTATCGATGGCAACTGTGATGCCCAGTGACGGGTTTGCCTTTTTCCAGGTCTTGGGGTCTGTCCAGTCATCGGCTTCATCCGCACCGTAGATAACAGGATAGAAAGTGTGATCGATTTTGCGACCCTCGATGATGTCCTTGGCTTTCTGGTGAATCTCGTAGCAGATGGACTTTGTGTCGTTGCCCGCCGTGGTAATCAAAAAATACAGCGGCTGCATACGAGCATCGCCGGAGCCCTTAGTCATAACATCAAACAGCTTTCGGTTCGGTTGGGTGTGCAATTCATCGAAAACAACCCCGTGGGTGTTGAAACCGTGCTTGTTGCCGACATCAGCGGAAAGCACCTGGTAGATACTGCCCGTTGGCTGATAAATGAGCCGTTTCTGGGAATCCAGTATCTTTACTCGTTTGGAGAGTGCGGGACACATACGCACCATGTCGGCAGCTACATTGAAAACGATGGATGCCTGCTGCCGGTCGGCTGCACAGCCGTAAACCTCGGCGCGTTCCTCACCGTCACCGCAGGTCAGCAGAAGAGCAACGGCGGCAGCCAGTTCGGACTTGCCCTGTTTCTTGGGAATTTCGATGTATGCGGTATTAAACTGGCGGTAGCCGTTGGGCTTCAGTGTGCCGAAAATGTCTCGGATGATCTGCTCCTGCCAGTCGATTAGTTCGAAGGGTTTTCTCGCCCAGGTGCCTTTTGTATGGCAAAGGCACTCAATAAATCCGACCGCATAGTCAGCAGCGTCCTTATCGTAGTAGGAGCCCTTGGCCATGAATTTGGTCGGCTTATACTTTTTCAATTTTCTGATATGCGGTCACCTCCTCAAAAAGGGCATAAAAAATAGCCGCCACCGTCATCGGTGCGACTTTCCATATACGAGGAACAGAGCCTCTCGGCTCCATCCCAGGGCTGTGATGTAGTTTTACTTCTTGGTGGGGATCGGGGGTTTGCCTGTGGTCAGCCATGCCAGCCAGCATTGTTCGCAGGTGACCAGGTCGCAAGCAACCGAGCCGCCTTCCTCAAAGGGCGGATGACCCTTGCTGATGATCTCTGCGATCTCGTCGGCAGTGGTGTCAAATGCCTTGATGATTTCCAGTCCAGTTTTTGCCATGATGTGTCCTCCTAATTTACTTGATTTGCTCAAAGCACCATTTCAGTGCATGACCATTGTCTTTGAAAGTCTCCTCGGCCTCTGCCCAAGGGGTCAGTCGGCACTCGATTGCACCCAAGCCGGTGTCTTCTGGAAACTCGATAAATTCGTAAATTTCGGCGGTGAACCCGCCCTTCCAGGTGATGTCGGTGACGAAAACCTTATCACCGTACTGAATGACTGCGCCGTAGGAGGCGGAAACTGCAAGCTGCAGCTTTTCGATGGTAGTGAAGCCCATGCTCGTACCTCCTCAAGCCTTCTGCATCCGCAGGGCATCAATCTTTGCGAATTCGCCGGTGCGGATGTCCGTGTAGGTGGCATTGACCTGGGTGGTGCCGACCATCTTGAATCCGACCTTCTCAAAGGCAACCAGGGTGCGGATCAAGCCGGAGAAGTTGCAGCTGATCGTGAACTCAGTGATGCCGTTGCTGATAAGGGTCTCTGCGATGGCCTCAATGTCCTCGTCCCAAATGACCTCGTTGAAGTCGATGAGGTCATTCTCGCAGCGGCAGCTGTTGCGGTATGCCCAAAATGCCGTGGGATTGATGCCCTCGGCGCGGATGTCCTTGACCTGGTTGGCAATGGCGTTCTCAAAAGCGGTGATTTTCTTCATGGTGTTTTCCTCCGTTTGTTTTGTTGTGAGTGTATATTACCGTCACTTGCCCGATATATCCAGTCAATTCGGAGATATAAACTACACAATCATTTGGCGAGAAAAGTGTGTATATTACACCTTTTTACACGCTGCCAACATAAGTTGAACACCAAGCCGAAATCCAGTTTTGAAGCTGTCGAATTGGAGTAGGGATTCCAGATCGGAACGGTCTGAAATGTACTGGTCAAGGATTGCCTGGGTTTCCTTATCCAACCGCTCCTCAAGAGTATTACTTAACTGACCGAGACTCTGATTCAAACGGCGGAACTCTTCCATGTTCTCTGGGCGGTTTTCCCAGGGCGCGATTTTACCGAAGAACAGGTCGTTCAGAATATCATTGGGCATCCTCGTCACCGACCTTCCTGCAAACATCCTCGCCGTAGACCACGTTCAAACCGCTGCCGTTGTCCCAACGAACCATGATGCTGCCGATGGCATCCACGCCGATCACCGTTCCCTTCGTGCCGATGGGCGGTGCTTGGGGGTCATCCATCTGCACCAATTCCACTCGTGTTCCCTTGGGGAAACGTTCACGGAGGGCTTGCAGCGCCTCTTTGGAAATCATTCGCATACTTCCACCTCCTTCGGCTGACCGCTTCTGAAGGCAGAACTGCCCGTCAGGTTACGGAGCAGGATTTTGCGTTCGGTCTTGAACTCTGCGCCGATGAAGCCGAGGCGGAGAAGGAAGCAACGGAATGCGTACTTCTCGTTGTCCGTATCTTTTTCCTTGGCATTGACCCGTTTGGCGTTCCGAGCCATTTCGCACAGCTTGCAGATGAAGGTGTCGTAGGTTTTCAGTTCTTCCGGGGCGGGTGTCCCCACGAACCAAGGGAAGGAAACCTTAGTGTCGGTCACCTCAATGGGAAGCTCATCCGTGCCGAGAGCCTTTTTGATGAGGTTGCCCTTGGCGGCAACGAGGGCCTTGAGGTTTTCCAGGGCGCTGTCGGTGAAAAGACTGCGAGGCATGGAAATGCAAACTCCGGTGATTTCCTCGGCCTCAGTCTGTTCCTCGGCGGGGTCATCCTCCTCAATGCAGTCTGCAAGAGGATCTTCAGCCTGGAATCCCTTTTCACGCAGGAAACGGATGAGGGCTGCGGCGGCGCTGCGGTCTCCGATGAGGTCCATTATTCTCCTGCGGCATTCATGCCGGTTCTAACCAAGGCACTGGCTACGGCAACCGCTGACAAGAAGCTATTGGAGAAAATTGCGGACGGACTTTCTGTTATG